ATATAAAACAAAGTAGCGAGTGGCGCCCGCGCCCCGGGGGGGGCCGCTACTCCCCCCCTACTATAGCCACTTAAGATATGCGCTTAGCATTCCTCTGCGTTCTGTGTCGGTCTTTCTTTTCCATAGCAACACCGACACCGACACCGACACCTTGATTAGCAAGGATTATAGAATCATCTTCATATTCCATTTTCATCATTTCGTCAACGAGTTCTGAGGTATCATAAAGACTGCGAAGTTTATCAGTTTGCAAATGAACATCAACACCGACAGGAATACATTTAATCATTGGATTCTGATATGTTCTTTCATATTCCACAGCGTCATAGGCTGTACACGTTGTTATTCGAGTAAACGGATCATTAAAATGTGACCTACACACACGCACAGTTGCGGTAATATCACGCAACTGCTTATCGAGAAACTGCCAACGCTGAACCGTGCCAAATATAACCATATGCCGTTTACGGCACTGACATAAATGCTGAAACAATATCTTTGGCAATGCGTTTTTATTCATAAAATCACGGCTATTGAACAATGTACCTATTTCATCAATCAAGACAATACAATTCTCAGGAGCATTGAGAATATCATCAACGGTATGTAATGGCAATATCTTTGTATGCTCAGGAAAATTTGTAAGCTTAATATTTGTAAGTACCGTTAATTGTTTGTAACTGCGACACAATTTATATGCAGTATATACCATACTAGAAGTTTTTCCTCCGCCGAACTTAGCAACCCATATATGTAACCCAAATTTGCGAAATATGAGGTACTCACGGCGGTAGACGTATAAGAACACGTCTTTTAAAAACATCGATAAAAACAGCGGTAAACGAACGATATGCGCTAGTAGCTTTTTAAGCAAGATAAATATAAACATTTATGTATTTCTCCATTCTTGAAAGTTAACTTTCAAAATTATAACATTCCACGAATATTCGCAAGTCTGAAAGTGCCTTTGAACAGAAAAAGCACAATTCCTAAACCGATTGATAACCGTACTATATTGTCAAAAAAAGTAGCTATGGTATCGGGTGTCTGATACCCAAACCAAGTAAGCAATGTATTTACAATATCACTCATTAGAAATCTCCTTTATATTTTTAATTTGTACCGTATTCCATTTACGAATAGCACATCTTTTAGTAAGCCGAGTTATAACCAGTGCTTTGCACTCAGGGCAAGTAACGGAATAACCAAATGTATCAGTTTTGACATCAGGATAAACTATTGAAAAATGTTTTTTGAAACAAGGAACACAATACATAGGATATAATTTCATAAAATCACCTCTTAGATATAAGCATTATAACGCTGAAAAATATCAGCAGACCGAACGATAACAGCAATAACGATTCAGTAAGCGTAAGACTAGTTAAAGCCTTTGCGAACACTGCTCCGCTACTGCCAATTGTAGTAAGTAGTTTCATATAAATACCTCTCAATCATATAACCGACGTACAACAGATACAACAAGACTTAATAACGCAACACCAATAAAGATACCAAAAAAAGTAACCTTAATACCACCGCCTAAATCTATGTCAAGATTAAACAGATTAAGAGCATTAGTAAAAATGTACTGAAAAAAAAGAAAAACATCCATATTATCACCTACCTAATACACGCAAAACAATAAGCAATGCCATAGAACCTAAAATCAATGTCATAATAGATATAGGTATAATATTTAAAGTTGCTTGAAAAAAAGCCCCAATTGAAGCTGTAGCTTGATTAAGCGAAGAAAAAATATCGCTTATATCAAGATTAGATAAATTATAATTAGGAGTTGGATTATAAGTTTCATCTTTTATACCATCGGGAAGATTAGGCAAAGTACCGTCAGAATCGGGTGTAAGACTACCATTGATAACCTCATTACCATCCTTATACTGATAATCAACAGAAATAAAAGAACCATTTTTAATATTACTACCGTCAATTTTACCGCTATTTTTACCAGTATAAACAAACATTGTACTAGATATAACAGTATTAGTTTGTACATCTACAATCTCAAGAAGATAATAACTATTCCAATCCATATTACAATAACCCTGCATATTTATACGAAATGTTGCAGTTGATTTAGCAGGAACGGAACGCAAAGAGCCGTCCTCAATTATAACATAACGAGAAAAATGTTTGTTTGCAGGCTTCATAACAAAATAATGAGAAACATCAAAAGGATTATCGCTCTCACGCATACTAGGGAACATTTGCGTTTTTGATACACGAAGTTTAACAGCACCTACAGAATCAGCAGAATTATAAAAATTAAAGGCTATAGAAGTAGAGGAATACATATTAATATAGCCTTCATTAACACGTGAATCAGCCCAATTAAAACAAGATATATCATCATACATAAAAGCAGTAAATTTAGATTGTTCAGACGCTAAATAATCATTGCGCTGATAAACAGCACCAGAAGAAATATCAGTCAAATGAATATCATAGGGATATTCTTTATAATTGCCAAAACAAATAAACCGACCGTTTTCGCTTCCGCCTGTCGGAGGTGGGGTAAAATCCTTGTAATTATCAGCAGTCAGATTATTAATAATATCATTACGAAAATCGTTTTCTTGAGATGTATCCCAACTAGAATTAGAACTTGTATAAACAAGATACAAGGTATCTCCTACGGAATCATAAAAACTTTGAGATGATGCAGCTAATTTTGTTGAACCATTAACAGAAGGTTCAGTACCTTTGACACCAACACACATAGAACAATAATAATTATTATATACGCCATATTGAAAATACACAGAATCAAAAACAGCATTATCACCATAGACCCAACTTCCATACATCTGAGTACCGCAAAAAAACACAGTAAAATAATCACTATTTGATTGTGGCCGAATGCTAAAATTATTATTAGTAAATTTTACAAATTTGCCATCTTTGTAACCGAAAACAGAGCCGTAAACATAATTAGAATTATAACGATTACGTTGCTCATAAAGTGTATTAAAATCAATTTTTTGACCCGCCTTAAATTTGATACAATCATAATTGCCGAGTGTGCCTAATTGACTAACCGTATCATCGGCGGTTTCTGCGCTTGCAGTAAATGACAGCATAACCGAAGATAAACCAAGAATAATAGCAAGCGCAACAGCGAATGCAACAAACCGCATAACAGGAAGATTTTTAATTTTTTCCATATTAAAATCCTTTCTACAAAAAAATAAGGGGAACGGGGTTAGCCGTTCCCCAAAGGGAATAGGTTCGATCAGCAAACCGAACGCAGTCTTGCAAATGCGCCGATACCTACTGATATAAGCGAACCTGCGAGGAAAAGAACAAGTACAGGCTGACTTGTAATCTGTGTAAAGCAAGTACCCATAAGAGTAAATACATCGCCTACAGCCTTTGTTAATGTCTCCATCACTGTTGTTGCAGCTCCTTCCATATTGTAATTATCTCCTTTCGATTTATGTTAAGCCTTTTTATCGGCTTTAACAGCGTTAATGAACTGCACCTTACCGTACTGGTCGTAATATACGTTGATATTCTGACCGATAAGGGCAGATATAACATCGTTGTTGACCTCTGTACCGAATACTTCTTTAAGTGTTACGGGGGTATTCTTGATTTTGACGGTTTCACCGATTGAGCCGTTAGCCCAATGAGTACAATTGCCGTTCTCATCGTATATGGGCTTGATTTCTCTTGTACAGTAAAGATAAAGATTGTTGTAGCTTATCTCCTGTCCGTCTTTACGGAATACTCCGTTTTTCGTTTCTGCTCCGATAACTATCATGTTATCCTCTCTTTCTCTCCGATATAACCTCGGTAGCGGGTTTGAAAATTAACTTTCAAAATTCTTATTTTTATGTAATCGGCTCTTGCCGTTACTGTCCATAAGGGGTTATATGTCTTATACACTCTTCCAAGCTTAACAACTCCTGCACTTTACGCTTGCAGTCACGAGGGCGACCCTATTTCTGTTTACGAGGTGGGTTACCAAGGATTTTTACAACTTTACTGTTCATAAATTTTTTTAGGTCTACTTATGCCAACGTAGACGGACTAGCAACACACTAATGTGTTTTGCTGATATAAGCATAACACACTTATGTGTTTTTGTCAACACAAAAATGTGTTAATTTATAATTATAACACAAATTTGTGTTATAATCACAAAAAAAGGAGGTGTAAATTGTGGAAATTTTACTAAATAGAATAAGGGATTTAAGGCAAGATAAGGATTTAACACAAGCACAGTTAGCAACTATTTTAAAAATACACACAACAACATACGCAAGATGGGAACAAAACAATATGCAAATGAAATTTCCAGACATAATTAAAATAGCAAAATTTTACAATGTATCAATTGATTACATAGCAGGACTAACAAATGATAAAAGAAAATACTGGTAAGGAGAAGAAAATGACGATCGAACAAATCATAAATACAACAAACTTAATAGGCATAATCGCAATAATCATCACAATCGGCTTAATCATAGTAATTTTTAAAATGGGATCAGACATAGTAGATATAAAACGAGATATACGCACGATAGCAAAACGCTTTGATGAAGATAATCGAAAATAAAAAAGCCCTCTCGGATATGTTCCGAGGGGGTTTTGTTGTATGTGCCTTTACTATGTCACTGCTCTGCTCTTTTTTTACGCTGACTTTTTAGGAGATTAGTCAGCGTAAGAGGAAACGTAATTATTTTAATTCGGGAGAGAACTCCCGAGCCTACCTCGACCGCACAACTGGAGATGTGCGGTAAGAGGTATTTTTTTATTTCAAATGGGGCTTTGCCCCAAACCCCACTTTTTGTCTCGCAAGATAGGCGAGCCAAAAAGGGAGAGGGTTGCGACCCTCGATGTTTCCCTTTTCGGTTGCCTTACGCTTAAAAATACTCGATAGGCATCAAAAGTAAAGGGGCTTTTGCGGCATAATCCGCTTTTTTATTTAAAATGCACCTTACGGTGCGACCAAGGAATGCGGTTATTCCACAGTCCCCTTGACTTTCTCAGCCGTATCGAGTATGTGAAATG